CGTGAACCTTTATGACTTTACCTACCCCATTCGCCAATTCATAATTCTCATCCCATTTTGGTTCATTTCCACCGTTACACGCTCTAACAAATCTAATTCCTCCTATTCCGAGTGCTTTCTCGGAAATGTTATCATCAAGTGGAATACCAAGATAGTCTCCGGGTTCAACTATCTTTAGCTGTGGTTGATAATTGGTTGAACCATCAGTCTTTGCCGCCTTAGTTAGTATAGCCTTAATTAGGCAGTGATACCAGCCAGGCTTACAAACTTTTGAACGAAGAAAATCTTCTTGACTGAATCTTACTACTGGCATTGTTTACTCTCCTCGTGGTTAACCGAGTTTTTGTAAGGCTTCTACAAACTGTTCAATTTCCGGTGTAAGTGAATATTGAACAGCTTCTAATTCAGCTACTTTATTCTTGTGAAATGCAATTTGGTCCTGAATTGTTTCCTTGAATGTCCGTGGTTTGTATGGTCCAGTCATACTTTGGCCTGCTTCTTTTGGATAATCACCACCTCCACCCCTAATCATTTGATTAAATATTGACAAGTTTACCTCCTATGCTATCGCTGGTTGAGCTAATCTTTCAAGACCTATCTTCTTTAATTCCTGTAACATTCCCCAGAAATACCCATCCTTTCTACAACATGCACAGCCATATTTATCTATCTTTGGAATCTCTATTTCTCCTGGTAATGGTAATGAAGTCTTAGCAATGTAATCACCATAAGGTTGAGTTAGTAGATATCGACCTACATCGGCGCCTTGTTCCATTGATTTTGCTCTAGCAATTACCCTCCATATTTCATTGAAGTAACCAGGAACCATATCTGGAGTTTTCACACCGAATGTAACTAGACTTTCCTTTACCTCCTTTGTCAAGATATTTGTTTTTGCTCTAGGCCATGAAGTTAATATGACATTGCATGGTAGAATCTTAGCAATATCAAAAACTTCGCACATAAACATAGCCTCTCCATTAAACTCATCCCAAGATGGGACTGGGATACCTCCTTTCGTGAGCTTTTCCCTTTGTTGTGGGTCGGCTAATGCGGTTGGGAGTTGATTATATTGGGCAGCTCCACGACTAATCATCTGAAATACTATAGATGTATTAGTCATACTGGCTAGACCATCTAATACTACAGTTTCAAATGGGCAACTTTTAGCTAGTGCCTGCCAATCCTTTGAGAAGTCAATTATACTCTTGAACTTACCTTCCCTCATTGGGCCATATGTTTCATATTGAATCTCTCCTTTCTTAACATGGGGAAATAACCTTCTTACTCCATCTAGTCTGCCATCAAAATCGAAAAATTTTAATGGTCCTCCTTTGTAAAAGGAAGCCGCTAATCCCGATTTTCCAAGACCGTGCTCCGCGACGAGTAGTGCCATTAACCTTTTACCTAAAGGTTCGTCTGTGAGGTCCATTTATATATTCCTCAATGTTGTTAGTTGTTTATCGCTTAGCTTATTTTTTGTTTTATATTGTTGTTCAATGGATTCTACGAAATTACGTTGCCAAGAATCTAATTTCTTCTTCTTTACTATAGTAATTAGTTTTTCTATGTCAGTCTTACCTACCTTAATCTCCTTTTCTATATAGGGTGGTAGCTTACCAGCATAATGGTTTAATATATACTTTGCGCAGTTCCAACACATTGCAAATTGCGATGGGTTTGGCTTTCCACAGGCGCATAGTTTCATTCCGTTCACTCTACTCTCTTATCGTTTAGGATATAATGCTGTCTGGTATATTCACTCACATATACTTCATTCCAAATTCTTATTTCAAAAACAATATGACGAATTACTTTCCAAATTAATGTAATCATTTATTCTCCTGGTTGTTTCCAGCTCTTAATCATAGTCCCTTTTGGGAATAAAATAGTCCCTCTTGGGAAGAAAATTGACCTTACTCTGTAGTCCAGATGGGATAATGTAAATTCTAGTTCTAGTATCTCTCCATCTTCTACTACCGCTAAAAGAGATTGAAGGTATTCATTTTTATTGAATTTTAGCGGATTTATTATGGTTATGACTCTAAGTGAAAGTTCTACTCCTTTAATTCCACTATTCTCGTTAACAACTTTTATTATTATTTCTTTGTAGTCTGTCATTTATTCACCTACTAGAGTATCAATTAACTCATCCAATATCTTTTCTTTACTTGGCTTCTTATAACAATTTTCGCAGTGGGGTTTTGCAGGACAGTTCTTTAAGGTCACTTTGGTTATGATGAAAGGGTTAGAACATCTATTGCAAATGCAGTTTCTTCCATCAACTAATTCCTTTTGAATAAAGTGTGTACATCCTTTAAGATTACACTTGTATATTACTGACTTGCCTAATTTCTTTCTGATGTATCTATGAATATGACTCATCTCATCACCTACTTAAAATATTCTAATATCTTTTCTCTATCAGGATACCATTCTGGAAGTCCATCTGATGCTTTCCATCTATCTTCACTGGCAGGGTCAAACGGTTCACATCTATCTGTTATTACCATGCACTCTTTACAAGCAAACCCATTCCAATACCATCCACCACCATATTCTACTGCTATTTCTATTGGTTCTAGTCTTACTGGCTTGTGATTACAATGCTTCCACTTTTGTTCTCTCCAATGTTCTTGCACTTCTTCAGGAGATTTATATAGATTAGAAAGACAAACATCAACTGTTCCATTGAACTCTATATAAAATATATCTCCATTCCCAAATCTTACTGCTCCATGAGAATGGCTCATCTTATCACCTTGATTAGCGTTGACTTTATCATCTGTGTCGCTTTTGGTAAGCACATTTTTGTTTACAACTATCAGAACAGTATTTACTTCTTCCTCTTCCTAAATATTGCTTGTCACAAAATGTACAGAATTTCCACTTTATTGGATTATACTTAGGATTAGGACTTATCCGGCCTTTCCATTCTGTAATCATTTTTCTTTTATAATCACCATGCAAACATCTTTGATATCGTATCCTAAAGCATCTTTGTCATAGAGTATTTCAAGACTCTTTCCTTCTTCCTTTATCTGGAATATTTTGCAATTAACTACTTTGGCAGAATCATCACTCATTAGTATTTTTACTTTCATCTTCTTCCTCCTTATTATCAAATGGATTCCATGGTTCAACAATTTGAAATTGAGATTTTAATTTCATTTCCCGCGCCGCTCTGTGAGTATGACAAATATCATGAAATGAACACTTACCATATTTGTCTTGACATGAACTATAACGATGTGGGAAATGATTTATTTCTGCGTATCCTATCAGTTCTCTAATCTTGAAAATATACTCATCTCTCCACTCTTCAAGATTATCATCTTCATAAGATAGCATCTTTCTATAGAACTTTTCTTCAGCTTTCAGAGAAGTTTGAAATCCAATCTTATTTACTATGATATTGTTTGACTTAGAGGCATAGGCATATGCCATGAATTGATTACTAAGTTCTACTGGTTCTGACCTTCTTGATTCTGATTTGTGGTCTACTGGCATTATCATTTGGCCATTATCTACCAGTAAATCTATTCTGCCCTGAAGTATAATTCGTAAATCAGCATCTTCATAGATGACTAATCTAAATGGTCTTTCGACCTCAACTACTTCCCACCTTTCAAACCTATAAAACTCGCAGTAAGACATAAATGATGTCATCACATCCTGAATATCCTTATCTGCTAGATTTAGTTTTGGAGCATACCTCAATAGTTTACCTACTGAAAATTGGATAGCATCGGACCATTCTACTCCGGCCTTTTTCTGACTGTAGTAGTGCTTAAGTGGGATATGAATTAAATCTCCCTTCTCTAATCCAACATTAACTACACCTTTAGGTCTTAGATTATCTATGTACTGATACTTCATTAATTGGGGACACTTCTCAAATGCGTTCATCACGCTTGCGTCTGAGAAGAGATTAATCTGTTGTCTCTTAGTTTCAATTATTGCTTCAATATTTGTGTCCATATCTTTTCATTTCATTAGATGAGTAGTACCAATCTAGATATTGGTATTGAGGGTAGTAATATGGGTAATAAAATCTATGTATGGGTGGAAATTCCCCAAATGGTCCTTCTCTAGTTTTTGTCTTCAATATTATTACTTGCTGTTGTGGTGTAGTGATAGGTGTTACGTACACAAACTGTCGCGGTGAAAGAATAGTCGCCGCTTCACTTGGTACTAACTTAGTTTTGTCCACATTAGTACAGCTTATAACTCCAATGATAAGTGCTATACAGGTTATCATGTTATAACTTCTATCTTAATTGCCCTTGGCCCTCTATTAATATTTCCATCCCTAAGCTCGTCTAAATTAATTGGAACAAATTCTACTTTCATTCCTGGTTTAAGTTCTGGGAATTTTGTATTTTGGGATAGACCAGTCCAGTGAAAGAAGAACTTTACGAACTTTATTTCATCACTAATAATAAATCCATATCCAGATGGATGAACCTTAATTATTTTACCTTTGATTCTGCCAGTCATTTAATACATTTCCTTATAATTAGAGTAATTGCCATTCTAGTAAGTCCAAATTGCTTGGCAATATCGGTCTTTCTCATTCCTTGTAAAAGTAGGTCTACTATTTCCCTATCTCTCTCATTTTTAACTGTAATTGTTAGGTCCCTAGTTATGTCTACTGGTGCGGCTAATCTTTCTAGCTTTATATCTTGTGATATGTTTCTTGTCTGTTTGATTTTATTTTTTAGAAAGTCCAGCAATTTAGTCCTGATTATGAATTTTGAAAACGTGGCAAATGATGCGCCCCGTTTTGAATCATAAAGATTGATTGCTTCTAACACCGCTATATGACATTCAGTAACTAAATCCTCAATATCAAATCTATTCAGATTACCCCAATACATACTCTTATATTTCACGACATTATAGGAAATAACATCCTTGCATCTAAGGATTAATTCTTCTTTGGCTGACTCACTATCAGCTTTTGCAAGTTCTACTAGTTCAGAATCAGTCATTTTGTTCATTTCTTTACAGTTAGAATTAGTGGAATTAATTCTGCTCTTTTATCTTCACAAAAGTTAATCTCGTTTACTTCACATTCCTCATCAGTTTCAGCATCCCAAAATACAACTTTCCAATCTTTCTTATCTTCTGGTAAATCTTCGATTGTTCTTGCTAGTTCTCTTAGAGTCATTTATCCTCTGATGTTCTTAATTCACTGTGTTCTATATCTAGTCCACTACACCAGTTATAGAATAGCTGACCTAGTTGATTTAGTTCAGCCAATGGCACAAACAAATTATAATGTTCTCTCCATATATGCATTTCATCCATTTTCTCAAAACTTACATAAATATCACCATTGCTTGTAATTACTTTGATTCTTTTCTCATTCTTTACGTGGATAGTTTCCATCTTTTCCTTCCTTCATTAACTATTTTCTGCATCAACATCTGCATTAACTGCGTCTCAGCGGCTTCCACTTCTCTGTTATTTATAGCTTGGTCGAATATGCTTCGTTTCTCTTCGATTAGACTAGTCAGCCAGTCATCAATAGTTCCTATTGCTAGTATGTATTGTGCGATTACGCTATTTAGCTTAATTTTAGAAGACTTCATAAATCCGATTCTAACAAACCTAGATATTGCCTGCTCTTCTTTAGGCGGATTCCATTGTCTTTCTAGCATTACTACGTCGCCGCATTGCTCTTGAAGATTTAATCCTTCGCCGGCCGCTAGTGTGGAAGCAACTAAAACTTTATATGATTCATCTGTGTTAAACTTTTTCTGAACTTCTGCTAGTTCATCAGGGTGCATACTTCCACGTATTTGTAATACTGGTTGGAATGCACCATCTTTTAGCCACTTGTTTAACTCTCTAGTTAATATTTCGCCTACATCTTTATGATGCACAAAAATACATATTTTGCGTCCGGTGGAGATTAGAAAATCAGTCACATAATCAATACAATCAGGAACCTTACTTAGTCCAATTATGTGCCGCATTCTCGCTATATAAGCTAGAAGGTGCATCATAGACTTATCTATAGTTCCTTCTAGTTGAGCTTGGATATACTCGTCTATGAATCCTTTTTCTTGCTTATCGTATTCTTCTTGTGCAGATTTAGTCAAGTCTACCCATCTAACTTGCCTATCAATTTCTGGCAAATCGGGCATTACTTCTGTTCTTTCCCGTCTGATTATAATGTCTTTCGTTAATTCTTTCCATGCGGCCACGTTTCTAATGCCGCCTTTTTTCATCTTAAATCCGTCCCAGTATGAGTCTACCCAATTATACTCAAAAATTGACTCACTTGGAAATCTTACACTATCAATCAAATGGAGTATTGGATAATACTCTGAGACACGATTTAATATTGGAGTTCCTGATAATCCTACTATAAATAAATCTGACTTATCCTTGTATTCCTTACACTGACAATCTTTTACTTCGCACGCTTCTGGTTTTCTGTATTTAGTAGAGTCATGCGCTTCTACTAGCTTGAACTCATGTTCTCTTGCATGGTGTCCACATTTGCATTCGCCAGTAGGCTTAGCTAAATTCATTACCTCTTGAGTTCGTTTTGCGTCTGTATTCTTGATTGATTGACACTCATCTAAGCAAATCGTCTTAATACCGATTTGTTTTAGTTCTGCCGAACTTAGATTTCTGAGTAAATCAACTGATACAACGTAATACTTAAATCCCGGTATGATACCTTTTCCACTTATCAAAAAACCGTAAGTGTTATTCCATCTGTGAATTTCACCTAACCACTGTCTTGTGACTTTTGATTTTGTGACTATTAGACAGGGTAATCTTTCAGGTTTTTCCTGAATCCAGCAGAGGAATTGAACAGTCTTTCCTAACCCTTGTTCATCTGCTACTAGTTTGCCTCTACCTGTTTCAGAAGTAGAATTGAGAAAATCTATTCCTAGTTCTTGGAACTTGTATAATGTCCTACCATCATTAGACTTAAATTCTGGTTTATTGAGATTAACTGCATGGCCGCATTCTAGGATTACTAGATTCATCTTTCCTATTGGAGTCGAGTAATTCATTCGACTCACTTCGGATTTATCAGTTTTACAGGTTTGACAATTCATCTAATTAATCCTGATTAACCGGATAATCCTTCTCTCAATGAAAATATCCCAGCTTATTCTGATGTAGATTGTTTCAAAACTATTTCTCATTTTGGCTCTTTCGATTGAATAGATTCTTTAATCTTATCTAGTCCGGCCTTATAATCTTCGTCAGGTTTTTTCTTCCACATTAAATTTGCTAGTACTTTAGTCACATCAACCGGATTACCTTTTGAGTCGGTTAGCCCACCTAATGCTACTTTAGCCTTATCTATTTCAGTAGCTAGTTTACCACCGATAGTTCTAGGCTTTTTTGGTGCTTTTGGCGCCTCATAAAAGAAGTCGTGATTCTGTATTAGTTCTTTTACCGCTTTATCCTCTATCTCTTTTCTCAATTGTTCTATCTTGACGTAATATACATTGCGGAACCTATTGACGCAGAATAAGACTTTACTTAGGTGAGAATGTATTGCTATGAAAACTAATATAGCTTGGTCCCTACCATGTTCCCTTATTAACTCTTCGATTAGTGGATTTTCTGCATTAAAAAAATCTTCATAAACTTGATTGACTGTTGATAATGCTCGGTTGATTAGGTCTGCACTATCAATCTTTGGTAGTTCTGAAATTTTCTCTAGTTTCTTAGATATTTCCTCTGCTTCTACTGCCGTAGCACCCTTTGCTACGATATTTGAGATTGGAGTCTTTACTACTATATGGCCGCATTCGAGAATATCTGTGTATTGACCAGGTAGTTTAATTCCTACTTCCTTTTGACAGATTGAACAAAGTTTAGTTTGCATTTACTTACCTGTGAAGTTAAGTCTAGTCACCATAACTGCAATGTAGACTAGGATTACCCCATTGTAGTAGATTTTGGTCTTTTAGTATATCCATTTCATTATCCTTTTGTCATTTTAAGTGGACGATTGTGAATTGGCACGACTTATGCGTGACTTTAGCGTGGCCGTAGTGTGATGCAGGAGTGTTCGTCCGGCCGTAACCCTACTATACGCTGTAGTTAGCACTTTGTATACTACCCCCTACTAGACGTGTGGACCGTGGGACTAGAAAAGTGTCACCTATAGATGACAGTGGGGAATAGAGGGTATTTAATATATATATATATATATTAATATATATATAAAGATACTCCTACCTACCATACTGTCCTAGAATGGTGACACAGGGGCCTACATGCCTACCCCTCTATACCCCTAGTAGACTGTAAGTTGCTGATTCTAAAGGCGGATGAACACTTTTTATCACTCTAGAATCGCTCCGTAGTCCCTCTGTAGTCGCTCGTAAATAGCAACTTTTACTTTTGTCCCCTTTTAATGACAAAAATATAGGCTAGGATTGATATTATCTCACCTAGCCTATTATTCTGGTCCTGATTGGAAAGATTAAGATATAGCTTTCAGGAGCTCAGAAGCAACTTCCTCCTTGTCTCGGCCAGTCAACTTCGACATAGCATTGACCGTCATACGGAAATTCTTGGTCTTGTCAGCATCCCATGATGCATCAAGGAACGCGGCAATCGGGTCCGCTACTGCATTGTAGCTGTATTCGTTATAACCAAGGACGAAACGTTCCCAGAAATCCTGCAAGTCACCTGATACTAGCTGAAGGGCAGCTTCGAGAGGATTATCAGGACGTGGAGCCGTGTCTGAAATCGACTGAAATTGAACTTTCTTTCCTTCATTTCCCTTTCCTCTTAGACCACGTTCCGCCGTTACGAGTTCGACTGTTGGCATTTTACTATCCTCCACGATTGAGGCAGCTTGATTGCTGCTACTCATACTATAGTCCTTTCGAGAGAGTTTGTATACTGACCACAATTAGAGACACTACACTTTCAAAAGCGTAATGTCCTAAATTCTAGTTAGTCGCGCTGCCTATTTCTTCAGCCTTGACGGTGGTAGTAGTTTCTCCCTCACTGACTCTGACTTTTACACTGACTAAAAATTCTCGCCATCCGTAGTCAGTTAGTAGAATCATCTTCGCTCCATCTAACTCCTTTTTTGCGTCTGCCGTCTCAATTAGAATCGCTTCTTTACTCATTTTCTAATCCTCCCTTTTTACGAGTTTACGGCTGCTCCTTTTTGGGTCAATCCTCCCATCTGCACTAGTTTTTGTTTACTGTTTAATAGACCTTACTGTGATAACAACGTTGTGATTAGGTATCTTCGCTTCAGATATTGCCGTGATAAGATGATTAACTCCTAGTTGAGTCATACCGTAAGTAGTGTAGTGAAAACCTGTAGTCAAATTGTGGACTGTGATGTTCATGCTAATCTCCTGAAACAAAGTTTACCAAAAGGAACGCGTTTCATTCCGGTTCTACACCATACGCAGATATAGAATCCACAATATGGTATGAGTCGATTAGTCCTACCACAAAAACAGCGCGGCTGAGGAACTCTCAATCTGATTACCATTTGCTCTCCTTTCAGTCTAATACAATAGCAATCACCATGCCGGCAGAATCATTAACAATTCCATGCGGCCGCGTCATATTGCCTTACAATTAGAGACATTAGTCTTACACTATTGAACCTTGTAAGAATGTGACATTTATTGTCGGCAATTTTTGTCAAGGTGACAATTATTGTCTTTAGTCTAGTACACTCAGATAATGTGAGTTTAATAGGCTCAAGGCAACCTAATAGATTATGGCATATACCCCACTAGACCAATCCTATGATGGTTCCATTCAGGCCGAGCCACGGGTGAGATTGGACTGGATATATGCCTTAGAAATATCAAAAACAAAATATAAAAAATTAAAATAAAAGTTAAATATATTCCAATTTGATAAGTAGTCAGTCAAGCAATAGTGTTCGTCCACTTTACAAAACTATGGCTTGGGACTATAGTATGAGTTAGGAGAGCTCTAACTCCTAATGGCATAGGACGAACATTATGTTAGTATGTACTAGAGAAGAAGCAAATAGATTACTATCTGAAGGTAGTAATTTACTAAAAGATGATATCAGAAATTTTGATAGGATAGATTATGAAGTAGAAGTTATTGAAAGGGGAAGGGGCCAAGATAATCCTAATAAGACAATGGAGGAAAGGAAGGAAATTGCTGCTGCTGCTATAGCTTCAGGATTGACTAATGAGGAAATAGCAAAAGCATTTGATGTGAGTCATCAGGCTGTATCAGCCTATAAACATGGTGCCACTTCAGAAGCTACCTACCACAAGAAAGTCCCAGAATTAGAATCCCACGTAAATCAAGTCAAAAATCAAATAAGTGAGGCGGCCCAGAATAAGTTAATGACTGCAATTAACTTATTGACCGATAGTAAAATAGGTCAGGCAAAGGCTAGGGATATTGCTGGAATTGCGAAAGAGATGAGCGTAGTATTAAAAAATATGACTCCTGAAGGACCACTAATTGATAATAGAAAAGTATTAGTATACCAACCAAGACTTAAAGAAGAAGATGATTTTGTCGTGATTAATCTAAATGAGTAAAAATGATAATAACAGATGATGAGAAAATTGAATTGGCTAGTTTACTAGAACCTGTTATTAAACGTCATGAGTCTACGTTCCTTGGTTCTGCATTTGCTGATGCCTCATGTCATTATGCTCAGTGGAGAGAACAATACTTTACTCATGAAGAATCCCTTTTTAAGGTACATAATCTTCTTAATGAATGGTGGAATGATACTTTTTATTATGCTGAACCAGTTCTTAGGTCAATTAGTGCAGATGGAATTGGCTGGAGAGATAGCTTAAATAGAAGGTGGATATGGAGGGGGTTTACCAATTTTCTTCTATTTAAGAAATTTCTTGATGGGGAAGATATCATTCCTTTAATTGATGAGTGTAAAGAACTTGGTGCAAATCTTGTCAGAGTATTAGGAATGTGTAGTAAAATAACTAATTTTAATCCAGCATCATATGGAAATAGATATTGGACTGGATTAGAAGTATTTGCTGGAATATTAAAAGGTTCAAAATTATATCTTGAGTTTACGGTCTTTGCAGATGCTCAGGATATAATTCACGATATAAACAATCAAAAGAACCATTTCTCTAAAGCAATTGAAGTTTTGAGAGTTCATGATAATACATTTATAGAACTAGTCAATGAGTATCCTAAAAATGGGATAAGTCCAGGTAATTTTACTCAGCCAATAGGAATTAATAGTTCACAAGGTTCTAATCTGTCAGATGCAGTTGGGCCGCGTCCTGGTTGGACTTATCATACGTTTCATGGTAGAAGGAGTTGGCCTAAAGTTTTGCTATCATCAATTGACCCTGCCGTGTTTATAGCAAGAGGAATAGATGTTGATAATAATGTAACTGGACTACCAAAACCATTTATACACGATGAACCAATTGGATTTGCTGAAGTAAATATATCAGGTAGAAGGTCAAATGACCCAAAATTAGCTGCTGAGTTAGCATACGACAGTTTGAAATATGGTGGAGGAACTTTCCATTCTGAATCTGGAATCAGGTCAGAGCCATTAGGTCCAGTGCAAAAAGAATGTGCAAGAGCTTGGTTTAATAGGATGGTGATATAGTAAAGCCTGTAGAGAGTAATATGAAAACATATAGTGGGATTGGATTAATAGTAATTTCATTACTTATGTTACTTTCAAATATGAGTGATGAGGTTAATCATTTAAGTAATTGGCATGATTCAACTACTCCACAATTTATAGCCGCATTGTTGAAACAAGTAGGGACTACCATTAGTGCAGTTATTGGAGGAACTTTATTACCTCAATATAGAAGTAGTAAATTTACGCGTTCTTCTGATAGCCAAATAGGAAAAGATAGATGAAAAAATTAATACTTCTATTACTTCTAATTCCAATAATAGTAAATGCTCAGAATGCAACATCTAGTAATAGTTTTGTATTTGACCAAGGCGCGCCCGACTTATCAGCAGCTAATTCATACACTTACAAATACTACATTGATAGTTCATTAGTTGGAGTTAATTTTATTTCTGTTGCTTGCACTGGTGCAGTATCACCGTTTGTCTGCACGGTATTAATTCCTACATTTTCTCCAGGTAATCATAACATACAATTAACGGCCTCAAATATTGCAGGGGAATCAATTAAATCAAGCCCTTTCGCTTTCGTTTTCGTCGTAACTCCCGTGGTACCTGTTAATATTAGAATCAAATAATAAGGATAAAATAAGATGAGCAAATCCATTTTCAAGTCAAAGACGTTTTGGTTTAATGTTCTTGGTATTGGTGTAGCAGTTGCATCAGGTGGTATAATTCCTGGGAATGTTGCAACTCCTGTTATTGCTGTTGGTAATGTGGTTCTTAGGTTAGTAACTAAAGAACCAGTTCATATTATCAGTTAGTAATAATATGGCAATTAAGTATAGATGCGTATATTGTAAAAAAACATTTTTTAGTTTTAAAAGACTAGACCAGCATGATAAAGAATGTCCCATGAAGGCAATTAAGAAAGCCGAATGGGAAGGAAGAATAGAGAAAAGTTTAGACGCGAGGTAATTCATGTCAACATTCAAATTCTTTGAAAAGCTTTTAGACGGAAAGTCAGCCATGAATGCTGAAGGAAAACTTGGTCCAGTTGAAGTAGCAAATATTCAGGAGTTGACCAATTATATTGTATTTGGCGCTGGAAGTTCAGCAGGAGCGGTAGTTATTGAGAGTGCTCATGATAAAGACTTTACAGGAACATGGCATAACTTAGCCACAGTAACTTGGGCGGCTGCTAGTAGAGTTCATGAAGTTCAAATTACTGGACTACATAATGCTATACGTCATAGAATTTCTGTGGCAATAGTTGGTGGGACAGTTGACTCTTACATTATGGGGAATTGAAAATGACAATTTCAGAGATTGCAAAACAGTTAGATGTTGCCGCCGCTGATGTAATTAGTAAACAAGATATAGTGAACAAACTAAATTCACAACAAGGTTCTGCTAGTGCTGAATTATCTAATGCTGTAGAAAGGGTTAGAGGTTTACGTTCTACTTTAGAAACTGAATTAGATAAGCTCACAGGAACTTCTACTGGAAGGGTAAGACAAGTTGCATAATGAGTGGAATAGTTATAGATGGGCTATTACAAGTAGAAGATATCAGTAGTGGTGGTCCAGGTGTAGTTGCTGACCAGGGAGCACCAAATGCTGATGCTAATGCGTGGCCTGTTAAAGTTATACCGAAAGTTCTTACAGCAGAGGCACCAGATTCAGTCAGTGTTGGAATAGCAAGTGGGCTACTAAAAGCAATAAATGCTTCTAGAAGAGGACTTAAAGTTAAAAACATCTCGAACTTCACAGTCTCATTGGGATTAGGAACTGCGGCCATTTTGAATAAAGGTATTACGTTGAAACCAAATGATGAGTGGAGAATGGATGAATTTTCTTTTGTTACTGTAGCTATAAATGCAATAGCAAGCGGCGCTGGCGCTACGGTGAGTATTCAGGAGTTCTCAGTATGAAAAAATTGTTACTTGCTTTACTTTTTATTCTGATAGCATTGCCATTACAAGCTCAATCATTTGATACTGATGATGGTTCAGTAGCTACTGGTCAGGAAATGACCATCACTATTCCATTGACTTACTACTTCGATGGTGCTAACTGGAAGCGATGGGACAGTTCTGTTATTGCTAATCCTGCTGCTGATGTAACAGTGAGTGATACTCTTGATTCACTCAATGACACCGTTGAAATAACATTATCAGGACGAACATCAATAACTGTGCAAGTTACTGGGTCATGGACTGGTTCGATGTCGCCACAAGTTACAGTGGATGGCACCAATTGGACTTTCATTGATTTCTACGATGTGACATCCACACAATGGTTGACGTTTATAGATGGAACTGATATCAATGATGTTTGGCATGTTGGTGTTGGTAGCTACATTAAATTTAGAGTATTAGCTTTCAGTTGGACATCTGGTGCGGCTACCATTGCTATCCGTGCTGGCAATGGATTGAATATCCAAGATAGTTTTCGTTTACGTGATTTTAGCAGTAGTGACGTTGCGAGAGTAAAATCTACCACTCCAAGTTCTAGTGATGAAGGCTTAGTTATTCGAGAAGCTCAACGTGGCCAAGGTACAATGACTACATCAATTCCAGTAGTCATCTCAAGTAATCAATCAAAAATTCCAATTCAAATTTCTCAAACAACAACAGATAATGATGTAGACGTAATTACACTACCTGCTATAACCTTCGCCGTTCCGCAGCATGTTATTGTTGATTCAGGCTCTATCACATTCACTAATGCATCAATAATTGCTACAGCAACAGATTTAGATATTAGAAATTTAGTATTTGCTACAGATAAAGTTGATGTTTCTGGAAGTAGTTCAGTTGGAGTTACTGGAATATTCTTCCAAGCTACTCAACCTATTTCTGCTGTATCATTACCACTACCAACTGGCGCCGCTACATCGGCATTACAAACACAACCTGGAGTAGATATTGGTGATGTTACAATAAATAATGCTGGTGCTGGTTCAGCAGTAAATATTCAGGATGGTGGTAATTCAATTACTGTTGATGGGACTGTAACTGTTACAGATGGTGCAGGAGCATTAAATGTAATAGTAGATTCTGGAACAGTAACAGCAAATCAAGGAACTCCAAATACTACAGCAAATAGATGGCCAGTTCAAATTACTGATGGGACAGATTTAGCTCAAGTTACTGCTACTAGTGGTGGTTCACTTCAAGTTGAATGTTCCGCAGGATGTGGTGGTGCAGCTACATTTACTGATGGTGGTGCTGGATTTACTCAAGAAAGTAGTCAGGTTAATGCTCCTTCTGGATTTATATTTGATGATACTATAGGAACTACACTATCAGAAAATGATATAGCAGCAGCTCGTATCACAGCGGCGCGTGCCCAAGTAATGAGATTAGAAGGAGTCACTAGAGGAACATATCAAACATTAACTGGCACTTCAGCAGATGTCAATTGTACTGGTGGATGTGGAACTCCAACACAAGGACAAACTTATTTTGCCACTGCTATTAGAGGTGCTTCTGGAGCGGCAGTTAGAGATTACTTAAATCTATTTAATGCGGCCGGAAGCAATAAAGTTTTAAAAATTGTTAGTATTAGAGCATCTAGTGATAATACAGCGGCAGTAACGGGTCTTGGATGGACTGCTGAATTAAATGTCACATCTACTGTAGGAACTACATGCACTGCTATTACTATTAGATTAGCAGATTCAAATAATGCTGCTGTGCCAGCTCAGGTAACTTCCAGTCATACTTGCACAACTGACCCAGTTGTTACTTTTGAATGGGCAGCTTGTCAATTAAATACTGATGAAGCTGCTGTATTACGTGGACCAGCAGAATGTTATAGATTTGAAAACAGTGGTGGTCAACCTGTAACATTGAGAGAAGGTCAAGGCATTATGATTCGTACTTCAAATGCTGTTGCTCCAGCAGGATTAGTTACTGTCACAATCGAATTTACCATGTAGATTATTATATGCCATTTACTGACTGGAATACGGAAGGTCCACAATCTAATCCATTGAATAATGTGTTGCTCGCAGATACAGGGCCAGCAGATGATAACAATCAACATAGACTTACAGCATTTGTTAGCACATCTATTGCAGCAAGAGTAGACTTAGAACTAAGAGATTCAACAAATACTATAACACTTAAATCATTACCAATTTTTGTATTAGCAGGTACCTCACAATCTATTCCTCTAACTAACGAGTTTTTTGTTAATGTAAATGAGCGTATTAGGTTAGTACTAATTGGAGCAATCATTGGCACTATAAGTGGTTCACTATTTGTTCAATAGGATAAAATCATGCCTCCAGCTTTGAACTATGACTCACATGATGGTGAAAAAACTATTTCTATTACTAGCACTTTGTTGGTAACATCAGATTCTGAATTGGCTATTTTTCTAGTTCGTTATCTACAAAAACTTAATGATGTTGCTCCGGTGGATATATTCACAATTGAACCAATAGGTGGGTCTGGATTATCTTTTACTTATTTTATTAAACTAAAAGATGGACGTCAATGGCATCAAACTCTCACATTTCCATCTGGTGGTGGTGAGCCTTCCATGACATTTAATGTTACTGATATGTGGAAATTATCTGAGTTTGCATTACAACGTCCTCTAAGAGACTTAGTGGTTAAAAGCATTTCAAGTTTGGGAGTATCAGATATTTCTGTTAATTGGTCATAAAAGATGGAAGACTTTACCTGGAAGCCAACGCTCAAGCAGGAACGTTTTCTTTCTATACCTTTTTCTGTTAAGGAAGCCTTTTTTGCCGGTGCTATGTATGCTGGTAAATCTGACGTTTTATTAATGTATCCGATTGTCCATGAATGGATTAAAGATTCAGATTTTAAGGGCCTATTTCTTCGCCGTACAATGACAGAACATAAGGAGGAAATTATTCCACGCTCAAAGAATTATTATAGACCCTTTGGTGGAGTCTTCAATAAAAATGATGCAGTTTGGGAATTTCCCTCTGGTGCTCTAATTTTCTTTGGTCATTGTGAACATGAAGATGATGTTCATAAATATGACACAGTTCAATGGAATTACGTTGCATTTGATGAGCTTACATCATTCACTGAATGGCAATATCTTTATATCACAATAGAAAGAACAAGGCGCGCCACTAAGTACAGCACGATTCCCGCTGTTGTGCGCTCCGCATCAAATCCAGGTAATATAGGCCATTTATGGGTAAAGAGAAGATTCATTGACCCATGTCCTGAAGGAAATTCAATCATTCAAGGTAAGGGTGGATTAAAAAGAATCTTCATTCCCGCTAATGTCAATGATAATCCCCATGCTGATGAACAATATAAACGTGAACTTGATGCTCTGCCAGAGGCAGAAAGACAAGCCAAGAAGTTCGGTAATTGGTCAGCATATGAAGGCCAAGTGTTTGAGGAATTTAGAGATAGAAAATATCCTGATGAACCAGACAATGCGATTCATACAATTGAACCATTTGAAATTCCAGAATTTTGGCCTAAGATAATCGGAATGGATTGGGGATTCGCGCCGCCTGCTATGACTTGGGTTGGTTATGGTGCAATTTCACCACAAAAACGTATATACATTTATAGAGAACAGTCTTGGCAGAAAGTTAAGATTGAAGAGTGGGCTGGTTATGTAAGATTCTACATAGAAAAGGAAAATCCTAGAGTAATTAGATTATGTCGTAGTGCTAGTCAAGACCGCGGACAGGAACATACTATTCAAGAACAAATTAATTCAGCTATTGGAAAAGAAGTTGAACTCAGTGATAACTCTCATGGTTCCAGAATTGCTGGGAAAATGCTATTACATGAATATTTTAGGTGGAGACAAAAATATATTCCACCTAAAGAAATCGGACAATATAACGATGAACATTCTCAATGGCTTTTGAGAAACAGACCAACCAAGGAATATGAAGATTATTTGAAATCTTTCGTCCCTAGTGAGCCTGAAGCAAACTTACCAAAAGTTCAAATTTTCTTTTCTGAAACTAGTCCGGATAGGAGTTGTCCATTACTAATCAATGCAATTAAATCTGCAGTTTATGATAAGACCAATCCTCAAGATATTGCAGAGTTTCCTGGCGATGACCCCCTTGATGGCTTTAGATATTTGATAGATAGCGTTGATAGATACTTCGATGAATCAAGAAGTGAATTTGAAAAAATACAACAGCGGGAAGAATTAGTACAGAAATTACAACAGAATCAGGACTGGACTGCGTTCTATAGGAATATGAGGCAAGTTGAAGGCTCTACTGGAGTTCAACCTGTGCGCCGCTATCATTAGAGAATTAGAGTATAAAAAATGATAAAATGGATTCATCACCTATTAAATCCGCATTGTGAATTTTGTAAAGAAGAATATGAAGAATCTAAATTCTGTAAATCATGTGAGACACTAAGGATAATGCTAGACCAATCAAATGCTGAAAAAAGACAACTACTTAATATGATAATGGAGAAGAGTAAACCAGAAGCAGTTCAGAGTACTACTGAACTGAAACCTATAGCACCAAAATATATTCCCTGGAAAGTTCAGCAACAAATGTTAGAGCAGGAAGATAGACAGAAAGCCAGGATTTTGCGAGAGCAAAAGACTTCAACTGAAGATTTAGAGAAAGAAGTCTTGAAAGCTGAGAAAGAGAGAGAAAGTGCCTCGTAGTATTACTCCTACTGCTTCGATGATGAAAAGAAGATTTGAACAGAGTCCAATTACTACTCAACTATCTAGACCTGAAACTTATAGCCTACCATTAAATGTAAAGCGAGAAATAGCTAGATTAGGTGGAGAAGTTCCAGATTTTGCCCAAGCTAGAATTAGTGAACCTGGAATAATGGATAAGTTTTTATCTCTATTACAAGCAGGTGGCCCTGGGACTACTATGGCAGAAACTAGTCCATATAGTGGAAATATCATGGTTCATCCAGAAATGGCAGGGAAAAGAAATGAAGATATTGGAGATTTATTAAGGCATGAACAAACTCATAGAGAGCAAAGAGAAAAATTAGGACCATTTGGAATGTATCGTCAAATGGCTAGAGAAAGAAATATGCCATATAGTCAACAGCCATTAGAAGCTGAAGCATTTCAGGCTATGCGCGACCGTGCTGCAAGTCAAAATAGACCACCAATGGTGGGTATGCCATTATTTGAACCTGATGTTACTAAAACAGAAGATGACCCAAGTAGATATTTCAATATGCGTGGTGATATATATTTGCCTAGTCAAAGGAGAAAGTAATGCCAATTGGAAAATACTTTGGTGGGCATGGTAAAGAAGTAATGAAGCAAATGAAAAAAAAGCATGGTGAAAGGGGAGAGGAAGTATTTTATAGAACTGCCAAGAAAAAAGGCTTAGAACCGTCAGAGAAAACTAAAAAGAAACATGGCGTCAAGTAAATGGCTGAGAAAGTTAAGCTAACTAAGATAACTTCTGGATATTTACCTCCAGAAGATGGTCCGTTCAAATGTGGAAATTGTATATATTTTGATAAACCAGAATCATGTGACTTAGTAGAAGGCTATATAGATTTTGATGGGTGTTGTAATTTATACATTAAGGACGAGGAAGTAAAAAAGCCTGAAAAGGAAAGTAACTACATTTTTGATGAAGAGGATAATAATCCAGGATACTATTGATGGAAGAATTAACTGAAGAACATAAACGTTTATTGAAAACTGTCGTAGACCACTATGATAAAGAGGATAGAAGCGTGCGAGAGAGGCAAATTAGAACCTGGCGGCGCCTAAAGCTTTTTTGGGATGGATTTCAAAGAATATGGTATAGTGAAGTTGCACACGATTGGAGAGTTTGGGATGAGCAAAAGACAGGAGATTCTGACCAATCTTATTATGAGAAACCAGTTAATGTATTCCGTGCATATTTAGAATCTATAATAGCTGCACTAAGCGTTACAGTACCACCAGTTAAATGTTATCCAGACGATGCTGATAATCCTTTAGATTTAATGACAGCCAAGGCTGGAGATAAAATAGCTGCTCTCATATATCGTCATAACAATGCTCCTCTACTATGGCTTCATGCTTTATTTATTTTCTGTACAGAGGGAATGACGGCTTGTTATAATTACACGAAAGAGGATGAGAAATTTGGAACTTACCAGAAAGATAGATTTAAGGAAGAAACTGAAGAAGTTGAAAGGGCTTTTTGTCCGCAATGTGGTAGTCCAGTAGAAAAAAGTCTAATTGACCAAGAAAAAGATGAATTCGACCCTGGAGAAGATGATGTTGAATTACATGGTGAATTAAATGAAGGTAAAATGCTCTGCCCAGAGTGCATGGCAGAGGTAGACCCAGAAATTAGGAAAGAAAAGTTAATAATAACTAAATTCGTTGGAAAATTTAGTCACCCAAAAGCTATGCAATGCCTTGAGATTTATGGTGGTACTTATGTAAAAATTCCAGCATATGCTAGGAAACAACCAGATTGTCCTTATCTAATCTTTTCATATGAAACAGATTTTGCTTTAGCTCGTAACAGATATCCAGATTTAAGAGATAAAATTACTCAGGGTTCTGGCGGCGCTTATGAGCCATATGAAAGATGGGGAAGGATGAGTCCCCAATATTATGGTGAGTATCCATTAAACAATGTAACTGTTAGAAATGCCTGGTTAAGACCAGCAGCATTTGAAGTATTATCTACTGAAGAGGAAACCGATTTATTGAGAAAGCGGTTTCCTGATGGAGCCAAGGTTGTTCTAATAAATGAAGAATTTGCAGAAGCTGAAAATGAATCATTAGATGACCATTGGACATTAACTTATAATCCTTTATCTGACCATTTACATCATGACCCTCTTGGGCTGCTTCTAACTAGTATTCAGGAGATAACGAATGATTTGGTCAGTCTAGTTTTGCAAACTATTGAGCATGGAATACCGCAAACATTCGCCGACCCAACTGTTATAAATTTTGATGCTTATAGACAAGTTGAAACTGCTCCAGGAATGATTTTCCCTGCTACTCCTAGAACTGGAAAAGCATTAAATGATTCTTTTCATGAAGTTAAAACAGCGACATTATCAGGTGAAACACTGCCATTCGCCCAAAAAATTCAGGAGTATGGTCAGTTAGTTTCAGGAGCTTTGCCAGCGATATTCGGTGGTGGCCTTGAACAGACTAAAACTGCCTCTGGATATTCAATGAGTCGTGCTCAGGCTTTACAAAGACTACAAAATACTTGGAAGATATTTACATTCTGGTGGAAGGAAATCTTTGGTAAAGTAATTCCTGCTTATATTAAAACTGTTGAAGAAGATGAAAGAGATGTGAATAAAGATGATTTCGGAAATTTCATAAATGTCTTTATTCGCAAAGCTGAATTAGAAGGAAAAATTGGCAAAGTTGAGTTAGAAGCTAATGAAAATTTGCCAATAACTTGGAACCAAATTAAAGATACTATAATGCAATTAATGCAATCAAATAATCCTCAAATACTTGCAATGATAGCTCAGCCAGAAAATCTTCAATACATATATGAAGCAATTGGCTTAACAGATTTTTATGTTCCAGGTCAGGATAGTAGGGAAAAGCAATATGAAGAAATTAAACAGCTTCTTAATTCAGAACCAATAATTCAGCCGCCAGATGAAATGGCAGTTCAAGCTGCTTTAGAAACTGGTCAAATGCCTCAGGAGACTGAGCTTCCATCAGTTGATGTTGACCCAATAATGGATGAACATCAAATAGAGTTTGAAATTTGTAAAAAGTGGATTACTAGTGAAGCTGGAAGATTGGCTAAAACTGAAAATGAGAATGGGTATCGGAATGTGTTACTTCATGCTCAACAACATCATCAGTTTATGATAGAGGCTCAAATGGCTCAGCAAATGGCTGCTCAGGGTGCTGCTCCATTAAAGAGTTCAAAAGAAAATACAGAAGTACCAATACAAGGAGAACAAGATGTTCGAGTTCAATAATCTATTTGATAAGGAAGGCGGCGGCGCGGCAGTAATTGAAGATAAGGAACTTTCAAAAGAAGATGTAATTGAACTTCTTGGGGAAGAAGATGGGGAAAAGCCACTTGAATTAGAGAAAAAAGAAGCTAAGAAGGAAGGTGAGGAGGAAGAGAAAGAAGAAGTAGATGAATTAAAAGAACTAGAAGAAGAATTAGAAGTACCAGATGAAGATAAACTGGAGCTAGTAACTCCAGTTCGTAAGAGAGAAATACTTGCTGCATATCCAGATTTATTCAAGAAGTTTCCGTATCTTGAGCGCGCATACTATAGAGAACAACAGTTCACAGAGCTATTACCGACAATTGATGATGCTAAGAAAGCAGTTGAAAAATCTGAAACTCTTGATAGTTTTGAAAGAGACCTGAATACTGGAAACACTGAGAATATACTGAAAGCAGTGAAGGGAACTAATCAGAAGGCATTTGATAAATTAGTTGATGATTACCTTCCAACTTTGGCAAAAGTAGATAATGCAGCATATCATCATGTTATTGGAAATGTAATGAAGCATACTATTATTGCTATGGCTGGTGAAGCTAAAAGGTCTAATAACTCTGAACTAAATGAGGCCGCTCAAATTCTTAATCAATTTGTATTTGGAACCAGTGAATTTACTGCTCCAACTAGATTAACTACTGATGATGATAAGAAAGATGAGAAGGAGGAGAGACTTTCACAAAGAGAGAGAGAATTCAACCAGAGGCAATTTGATAACGCCCGTGAAGATTTGTCCACTAAGGTAGATAATGTTTTGAAGGCCACAATTGAAGGCAATATTGACCCTAAAGAGTCAATGACTGATTATGTTAGGAAGAACGCTGTAAGAGAGTCTATTGAATCACTGAATAAGTTAATGGAAAAAGACTCTAGGTTTAAGGTCGTTCTAGATAAACTTTGGGAAAAAGCATTTGAAGATAACTTTTCCAAAAGTTCTCTTGATAGAATTAAGTCATCCTACCTTTCAAGAGCAAAAACGTTATTGCCTGACGTCATTAAAAAGGCACGAAATGAAGCTCTTAAAGGATTAGGAAAGCACGTAAAAAATGATGAGGAAAGCTCATCACAAAAGAAGGGACCATTACCAGCAGGACGTTCCGCATCCTCATCTAATAGCAGCGGAAAATCTGATAGGGAAAAGGCAAAGGAGATTCCAAGAGAAATGAGTACAAGAGATTTTCTAATGCAAGATTGAGGTGAAAACTATGGCTGTAGTTGAATCTCAAGTTGTGGCTTTAGAACTTGAGAGAGTTATTCCTAAAATTCGTGTTCTTTTTGAGAGAGACGATAAGTTTTATGCCACGATTCAAAAACGTGATGTGGAACGAATTTCAAATCGTCAAATGCGTGTTCCTCTTGAATTACGTCCTGGTGGTTCATTTCAGTATTTCGATGCTAATGGTGGTGACTTAGGTCGCGGTGGTGGTCCAACTTGGGATAAGGCTGTGGTATCAACTGTATTCGTTTCAGAGAATATTGAATACACGAAATTAACACAGTGGGCTACCGATGATGACCGTAAAGCAATCACTAATGCAGTTCGTAGATTGACGGCAACTGCTCTTGATGAATTGAGGCGTCAATTAGACGCTCAAATGATGCAATCTGGAACTGGAGTCATTGGAACTATTACTACTGTAGTAACTGCTTCTGGGACAGATACTTATACTCTAACATCTGATGGCTTTGGCGCTCGTTTAACGCGCTTTGGTCAAACTGTTCAAGTATTTGATACTACTCTTGCTACCTTACGCGGCAAGGGAACTATTACCAAATGGGATGTTGAAAACAAAACCATTGATGTAACTCCTGCTGTTGCTGGTGCAGTAGCAACTGATGTATTAGTAACTGATGGTATTTCCTCTCCAGCCTCACTTCCTGCATTGTTTGGTGTGCCATATCATCATTCAAATGCTTCTAGTGGAACTTGGTTAGGATTTTCAAGGAGTTCAACACCAGAAATCAGGTCCAATAGAGTAAATGGTGGTAATTCAGCACTAACACTACCACTTCCAAGACTGGCAATTAATAAGATTGGAAATCGTGTAGGAATTGACCATAACTTTAAGCCAAATGCTTGGATGCATCCAGCGCAAAAACAAGCCTATGAGGAAATTGGTCAACTCGTAAGCGTAATCTGGAAGCAACCAAAAGAAGAAGCTTTAGATATGTACTTTGATAAGATGCAAATGGCTGGCGCTCCAGTTCATGTATCTTATAACTGGGACAAGAAGAGGGTTGACTTTGTAGTTTCTGATGTATGGGGCCGAGCGGAAATTCTTCCAATTGGTTTCTATACAACTGATGGTAGAAAGATTTTTGAAATCCGCGGTGCAAGTGGTGGTGTGGCTGCTGCTGATATTTTCTACATGGTCAATGGAATGCAGACCTTTGTATCAAATCCAGCGGCAACTGCTTATATTGATGCACTTCAAGTGCCTTCTGGCTACTAGGAGGATGAAATGAGTGACTTACTTCATCAAGACCTAAATGTAGCTCAGAGCGATAAGCAACCATTACCACCGACTATTGCTTCTGCGGCTACTATTTCACCTAAAACTAGACTTACTTTTGTGACTGGAACTGTTCAATTGGAAACCATTACTCCACCTACAAGTGGATATGGTGAGCTTGTATTGTGTTTCACTGATGTTGCTCCAGGACTATTTCTGACAACTGGCAATATCAAAACTGCCTTGACACCAATTCAAAATAGACCTGTAGTGCTTTATTATGACCCATCAAGTGCAAAATGGTGGGTTGGAGCACTTCAATAAGAAAGGGGGATTAAATGGCAACTTCAGATAGAATCCAATCTCAATTTATTGTTGGAGACATTGTAAATGTTCCATGCGTTGTGACAGGAGTGGGAGGAACAACTGCTAAGCCAACTGTAGCTCTTACTTCAAAATACGAAGGATTTGATGGTAATACTGATGGTGTTACTACACTTGATGCAATTCAGGTAATCAAGGATAAGTAAAGTCTCTCTTGGGGAAGGGCTAACTTGTATCCTCTTGCCGATTCAGGATGCGATGTTAGTAACAGGAATCGGCGCTTAAATTTATGGAAAACATTAAATCTCTTAATAATCAACTGATAAGCCTTTTCGGAATTGATACAATGACTGGAAGACCAATCTGGAGAATTGTCTTCAGTGAAGACCAGTTTGAAAAAAGACGTGGAACTTATGATGATTTTACTGAATCTGGAATATTTATTAGAACAGTGACAGAAGTAAGAGAGGTTCCAAAATATCGTCAGTGGATTCAAAATAAGTTCGTCTTGGAGAGATTAGTAATAGTACCAGAAATAAATCAAGATGAACTCCCAATATCGAAATTATCATATGAACCTATGTTCGTATTTGAGGATAAACGTGGTAATGCTTTACCACCAAAAATGGAAGTTTGTAAGATAGTTATTGATACGGTTTACGCGGCTCAAGGAAAGCAAAGTTTAGCAAAATATAAAGACCCAGAATCTAACCATGAAAATGCTCTTGAGTTACAAAAACAAAGAGTTGATGAAATTTATGAGGAAGTTTTTGGTGATGAGACTGGTATATCAGACGCATTAACTCGTCAGACAGCAATAGTAGTGCCCAATAACTACACAAAGGAGAGCTAATGTCAACTGTAGGAGCGTTCCCAACAATGGGTAATATTCATAGACGTACTATACGTGCTCAAGTTAATCCTCTTGATAAAAGCACAGTCATCTCAATCTATCCAAAAGATATTGATGAGGTAAAGCATACTATTCAGCCTGGAAGATTTTTTATTCCTGCTGGTACTTATGAGAAACCGTCAATACTAGTAGTAGGCCCATCAAGTTGGTGGAGGGAATTAGATGATGAGCAACCTTTACTAGAGATTCCAGTCTCATCAATCCAGATTGCTGACTCAGTTGTTAGAGATTATTGTAATGGTTTACTTGCTTGTGATATGGCAGATGTTATGCCAGGTTTGTTTTTTATACCCGGTGAGGTTAAGGAAATTGAACTGAAAACTAAATATGTAAGTAACCTTAATAAAGCAAGAGAAAATCAAAAGAGATGGTATGCAACTTTAGTAAGAATGGCTGATACTCTTTGGTCAAGAAGTAATGGAAATCCATTAGCAGTCTCAGATGATATGAGACTTTCGGCTAGAGAACTTGGATTGAATACTAAGGAATGGTTACAGGATTTTCAAGCAATGGAAACTGTTCGATGTGTAGCTTGTGGTTCAATGAGAAATCCTCTATTCCCAATCTGTCCGAATTGTAAGGCAGTAATAGATATTGAAGCTGCTAAGAAATTGAATCTCAAATTTGTGGAGTAATATTAAGTGGCCACTCCAGATACGACCGCGGGAGAAATAATGGATAGCGCCGCCGCGCTACTTAATGATACTGCTAAGGATGTATACACTTATACTGTTCAATTGCCATATCTCAAAATGGCTCTTAAAGAGCTTAGGGAACTTTTTGAGCTTAGTAATGCTCCTGTGACTAATGAGACTTCTGCTGTAATTCCTGTTGATGCTGGAATAACTGCTGTTGGATTTGATACGGCTCTTCCAGCTAGACTACCTTCTAATTTAGTTGAAATTCAACAACTATGGGAAAGACAAAGAAATTCTGACCCATTTATTCCAATGACAAAAAAGGAATATTTGCCACACTATTTAGAAGGCCAAGAAACCAATAGATTTTTAATTTGGGCATGGATTTCCAATGAAATTAGGTTACTATCTGCTGATGGAGATAATGACCTAAAAATTGATTATATAAAGACTTTATTTACTGCTGTTACTGACCAAAATTCCATTATTGGAGTAATCAATGCTGAGTCATTTCTCCATTTTAGAACTGCCGCCTTGATAGCTCAGTTTATTATGGAGAATAAAGCAAGAGCTGATGAATTAAATGGAAATGCTTTATTGGCAATTGATAGAGTAACTGGAATTGAGAGTAAAGCAAAACAAGCAATCACTACTAGGCATAGACCATTCCGTGCATCATTCAAAAGTAGAGGACTCTGGTAACGTTAGTTACTGGCTCATTAAGAGCTGGAGGAAAAAATGGGACAAAATCTTTGGTCACAAGTAAAACAAGGAGCGGCGGCGGGAGTTCTAGCGGGAGGTTATCCGTACGCTAAAAGTAATTGGTATGTAGGAAGTGGAGCACCAATATTTGGAATGAGAGTAGACACAATAAAAGATTTATTTGCCATTGCAGAACCAGGTGATATTGCATTTCTTGGACCTGGATTCTACAATGAAGGTAATTTAGTTCTTCCGGCTTCTCTAAGTAACTTCACGTTAATTGGAGCAGGCAATAGGGGTTCAGTTGGAGTTCAATCTACTGTTGTTGGAAAAGAAGGTATTCAGGTTAAAGCGAATGATATCACGTTTATTAATGTTGGAATTGAAGTTGAAGATACTGCTGATTATGCTCTGAATGTCAATGGCAATAGACCTGGCGGTGTTGGTACAAAGAATGGTGCGAGATTTAGAGCATATGGATGTAAATTTGAGGGTCCAACTGGAACTGTTGTATTGTTAGATGGTGATGCTAACTATCAAGCAGCAGATGCCTTGTTTGATGACTGTGAATTTTGTTGGGGAGGTTCTGGTTTAGTATTTGATGATTCACTATTTGGATTCCCATCACAAGTTCGTGTAAAAAGAAGTTTATTCCATAATCTCACTGCTGCTGGTATAGGAGAAGCTACTAATGGAGGCGTTGTTGATTTATGGGTGGAAGATTGTGATTTCTCAAATCTTGAGGATGCAACTCCACCAACTGTTTATGTTAAGGTAGACCGTGCTGGTGATACTGGCTTGATTACTAACTGTAGATTTGCTGTTCCTACTAATATTACAGCAAGATTGAAAATTGCTGCTGGTATTATGTGGGTAGGGAATCATACTGAAGCTGGGGAAACTATTGCTAGACCAGTATAATGATTCACGAAAACGAGCCTATTGAAATCAACGAATTTAATGGTCTATGGGATAAGGGAGACCCAGATAATACTCCCATAGACCATTTTTCTGATTGTGAAAATGTAAAATATATTGGTGTGAACTCTTTTGGCACAAGAGATGGAATAGATAAACACCAAAATGTTGTAGTTCCCTTGGGTAATATAGTTAGACTCTATAATTATGTTACCCAAGATAAAAACACTTTACTGGTATTAACTTATGATGGGACCGATGGCAAAATTTATCATGTGGTAGATTCGGCAACTGTCTTTGGTCCCATCTTAACTATTGCTGGAATGGAAGATTTTGCTTTTGTTCCAGTTGCAGGACGAGCTTATATCACTCCATTTAAGACATTTACTGCTGGTGGAATAAATATTGAAAAGGGTCTACAATCTAATTTTTTATATGTATATTTAGGAACTGGGAGTGCAGCAAGAAAAGCGGCTGGTAATCCTCCTTCTGGTGCTCTTACAATAGCAAATGGAGCGGCTGGAAATACTGATGCTGGATTCCATTTGTTTGGCGTGGTATTTGAAACTGATACTGGTTATTTGACTCCCCCAGCTGCTTTTAATACATTTGTTACTAATTCTAATTTATCAGTCTCATTTACTACTGTTCCAGTCTCAGGGCAATCATTTGTTACAAAGAGACATATTGTTGCCACGAAAGTTATTACAAGTTACAATGGCAATACTACTGGTTATCAATACTTTTTCATTCCAGGTGCTACAATTCCTGATAACGTAGGCACTTCATTACCAAATATTTCATTCTTTGACGCAGATTTACTTGAAGATGCTAGTCACTTGTTGGATAATTTTTCGGAGATTCCTGCCGGCGCTGCTCTTTCTGTTTATCACAATCGCCTTTGCCTTTCTACTACTTTTACTGATATTTCTCTTGTTTACGTATCTGAAATAGGAGAACCAGAAGCCATTAATCAAATAGAAGGAATTTTGGTAGTGCCACCAGATGGTAATCCTATTACAAATCATCAGGAATTAAGAGATGTTTTTTATGTAATGAAAAGGAATAGAACGGTATCATACGTTGATAATGAAGACATTCCTTCTACTTGGCCATTAACTGTTGTTGACCAAGGTAATGGTTGTCCTGTTCATGGAATAGCAACTGTAATTGATTCTGGTTCATCTAGTGTTGATTTTCTTATTATTGCCTCCCTCAAAGGAATAATAATTTTTAATGGTAGATATGCTCTACCAGAATTGAGTTGGAAAATTAGTGATTTTTGGTTAAGACAAAGTAAAAGCAATACCAGATTTATCCAGGTATTAAATGATTCTGTGAATCAAATCTTATACTGTAGTTTACCAGACCATAGACTACTAGTAGGAAATTATGCAAATGGGTTGGACCCAAAGGGAATTAGATGGGTACCTTGGAAATTTGATGTGAAAGTTAATACGGTGGCATTAGTAAATATTAATGATTTAATAATTGGTGCGGAATCGAGGCTGGTATAATGTCGTTATTAGTCCCAGACGTAGGTGAAGTTGCTGCACTTCAGAAGTGGTTAAATCAGAACCTTACTCTAAAGCTATATAGCAATAATAAAATTCCTGCTGAAGCTGATACGGCCGCTTCTTATACTGAAGTTACTGGTGGTGGATACGCTAATAAGACTCTAGTATTCGGAACATGGTCTATTGCGGCTACTGGAATTGCAACTTACACTGCACAAGATTTTAGTTTTACTGGAGTTACTGGAGCACCCGGGACGGTTTACGGATATTATATTGTAGATGGTTCTAATGTATTACTATGGGCCGAAAGATTTCCTGCATCTGTTTTACCCTTCAGTCCGGTAAATGGAAGTTTGATTAGGATTACTCCAAGGATTCAGGCAACGTAATGCCAAATTTTAGAGATATAACTGGATTAACTCACAATCAGGCTAATGATGGATTTCCTATTGCTCAGATTCCTGGTGATGCAGCTATTCTTGGTCCAAGTATTATAGTATTATTTGCTATTGGAGTTGGATTACCACCAAGTGACCCTACTATTTCTATTCAATTATTTCCTACTGGCGCAAGTGCGGTTGGGACAGATAGTTTAGGACAGATAAGTATTGTAAAAACTATTGTTAATACAGGAGATGATAAGACATTTGATATAACAGGTGGTGGTCAAGTTATTTATCCAGATGGAAGTGGTAATTTCTTTTGGACTTCTAAAATTCGTGGTGTAGTTAATAGTCTTCTGGGAACAAGGGAATTTCATTTACAATATATTGGATTAGACCCTGATACTGACTTTCCAGATACATTAACTGATACCCCGGATAATGTTAATCATCAAAATGAGATATTTGACCCAGATACGGACGAGGGTGATGTTGAGATTACTTTCAGCTACGATAATTCATCAGCCGAAAATCCTACTGGTTTAGTTATAAGAAGGTCAAAAGATGCTGGCCCATTTGATGTAGTTGGTAGTTTGCCTTGGGTAAATGGTCAGACTGATTATCTATTCAAGGATTATGTTCATGCAGTTGGTGAATATTGTTATGAAATTCAGGCTTATAAATATGATGTTCCTAACGCAATTTCTCTAGTTAGTAATATTGATTGTGTAACATTTTCTGTTTTGGTGTGTAATATTGATATTTTTCCTACATCGAATCATTTTCCAAAGGATGGTGGTTCTGGAATTATTACAGTAACAGTAGAAGCTGGTTGTGTATGGAGTGCAATTAGTTCTGAACCCTGGCTAGTAATAATATCTGGTAGTTTTGGAATTGGTAATGGTGAAATTAGTTATATTGTTGAAGAAAACACAGAAGGATTTCGTTCTGGCACTATTACAGTGGTTGTTGTATGATATTAACTGTAACACAAGATGGTCCGAAAGTAATTCTTGTTGGTTCAGGAAGTATTGATTTTGGTGGCACCGCTGATTTTGTATTTATTGGTGACCCTTCTGGTATATATACATTAGTTCCAAACAAAACTCATGATACCTTATACGAGAGGCTCGGTGCTACTACTTTTGTAGATGTTAAAATTCCAGACCCAATTTTTAAGACTGGTCCAATAGGTGAGCAGTAATAATGCCAGGTGAAGCAATTTTACATTTTGACGTTATTAGACTGAGAATAACAGGCTCAGGAAATTTCAAAATGACTCTGCTTAGTCTTGATTCGGTTAAATCTCAGAACTTAGCTAATTTGGTCTTATCATCAACTAATAGTATCGAACCGCATAAATTATGTAATTTTACTCAGCAACGTGCCTTTTTGCAAGGTAAGACAACTGAAATAGATGAAACATTTAAGATTTCCAAAATTATTATATTTGCTAGACCAGTAGCAACAATGTATCCAGGCTAATGAAGCAACCTAAACTAGAAAGATTAAAATCACAATTACTAATAACAGGATTACAGAATAAAGATAATCCTTTATTCCAAGTTATTAACCAATTAATTGGTGCAGTTAAACAACTACAAGATGCTTTTTTAGCACAAATAGCTGCAATTTCTAGCTCAATTTCTAATATTTCTAATGTTTCTATAATTGGCTCTGGTCCGCCCGGAATGGATGGAGTAGATGGTATAGATGGGATTGATGGAATTAATGGAATTAATGGAATTAATCCTAGCATTAGTAGTATAATTGGTGCTGGATACTGGACTCCTTTAACTGATGGAAATGTAGATGAAACTGATTTAATATTTGCAAGTGGTGAATCAATAGCAGTATTTGTTCCAACTCCTTAATAAAATGCCTTTAAGTCCTCCACAAGATTATCGTAAAACGGCATTTACTCATAGGAGAGGTTTAGCTGCTGACCGTCCCTTGGCCAGTGATGTATTGCAAGGAACTTTATATTTTTCTACAAATTTAGGAATACTTGAAAGGTCAACTGGTATTGTTTGGGAATTATATAGTATTTATCCTGGTAATATTCCAGTAATAGGTCCACCAGGGATTGATGGGATTGATGGTGAAGAATTCTCTTTCAACATTCCTGATAATGATAGGCTGGTTACTGAAGTCAACTTTACCCCAGTCATCCAAGGAAGTGGCGGACAATCTGGTCAAGTCTACGCAACCCAATCTGGCTTATGCACAAAAATTGGCCGATTGGTGACATTTGAGATTACCGTCAAACTGTCAACGCTTGGCACCATTACAGGCTTTGTCTTTATTGGTGGTCAACCATTTTCGGCATCTACAAGTAATCAGTCATTCCCCGTACTATGGGATGCCATGACGACCGCATTTGTATTTATGACTTCATTTATGTCAGGAGCTAATATCATTCCCACAGCAGCAATAGCGGCTGCGACGAGCTTGACTACACTGGTTCAAGGTGATTTAAGCAATACTTCTCAATTTCAGATGTCCGGTAGTTTCAGTATCTAATCAGTACAATGAACTGGGTACAACAGAATAACAACCGCCGTATAGATGGAAGTTGTAAATGAATTTGCAAGAGCTTTTACAGTTACTTGTGGCTAAAGAAGTCAATATATTCTAAATAATCCTTTTATTGAGTTAGAATCTGAAATTACTAAATTATAGAAGTTGGTAGACAAAGGAGAATGAGATGGCTAGAATACCAAAAAGACTTTATGGACCTGCTCAGATTGCTACTGGACCTGCAACTGTCTATACTGTTCCAGCATTGACTAAGACTATTATAAGACAGCTTCACATTAGTAACCCTTCAGCATCTCCTGTCACATTTACATTATCAGTAGGTGCTGATGGAGCCACAACTAGATTATGGTCTACTTATAGTATTCCAGCCGCGGCCGCTGGAGTAACTGATTCCATAAGAGATGTTTTTATGTATCTAATTATGGATGCTGCTGAGATTCTTACACTTTCTGCTGGAACTAACAATATTCTTGTTATTGTTATTACTGGTGATGAGATAGTCCTTGGCTAGTAGATTACAAGACGTAATTCAGAGAGACACTCGGGCTAATCAGCCTTTAGCTACTGCTGTAGCTGCTGGAACTCTATATTTTGTTACTGGTGAAAATGTATTAGAAAGGTCTAATGGAACTACTTGGCAAACTTATTCTAGTCCTTCTGGAGGTGGTTTATCTTCTGCTGGACAGCCAATAGCATTAGATGGATTAGATGGTGAAGATGGATTCTTTGTAGGCCAGAATGATAGAGTTAGACACATTTCTGCCGCATCTAAACTACTAGGTAGGGGCGATAGTGGTGCTGGTGACCCAGAAGAAATTACATTAGGAACTAACCTTTCAATTACTGGAACTACATTAAATGCCTCCGGTGGTGCTTCAGCAAATCCAATTCCAACACAATGGATTTCTAGTATACCACAAGGAAATGGTACGAGTTTTGTAGGTGTTGGACAGACCAATCCAGTAACAGTATCTTTAGGAGCGGCAGCAGCAGCAGACCCTAAAACAACTGGAAGTTATGTTAAAGTTACTGGAGATGGAACAAATGGTAGAGGTGCTTGTGAGGGTGCTACTACTGCTACAGTACAAGTTCAACAGGAACCTACATTTGAAATAGAAGTTATTACAGGTCCAGATTTAACGGCCGCTCGTATATGGATTGAATTAACTGACCAAGCAAATGGTTCTGCCAATAGTGATACGGCCAGTGGAAATAGTATAGCATTTAGATATTCAAGTGTAGTTGATGCTACAAAATGGTTTGGAGTTGCTAGGGATGGAGTTACTCAAGTTACTGTTGCTTCTGATGCTATTGCTACTAACACTTATTACAAACTTAAGATACGAATTAGTGGAACAACAGCTTTCTTTAGTGTTAATGGTGGAACAGAAGTCAGTCTAGCAACTAACCTTCCGGCGGCTACAGTAAGGCTTAAATGGAATGTGGATATTTTCGAGACTATCGCTGGTCCCAATGATAAGTCTATTTCAGTCGGTTCAATGTTTATGAGCTATGGACTATGACATTAAGAGAGAAGCAATCAATATTTGCTAATTTAGTTGCTGAACTAATATTTCAAGCACAGGAATTTGGTTATGCAGTTACTCTTGGAGAATTATTGCGTTCTCCAGAGGAAGCAGCTAGATTAGCTAAGTTAGAAAAAGGGATTAAAAATTCTCTTCACACATTAAAACTAGCAATTGACTTAAATTTATTTAGAGATGGAAAATTTCTAGATAAAACTGAGGACCATAAGCAGTTGGGTGAATGGTGGGAAAAGCAATCATTTGGAGATATTAAATGTTCTTGGGGTGGTAGATTTAAGGATGGCAATCACTACAGTATAGAACATGAAGGTAAAAAATAATGCCTGCTGGTATTGTATCACGTAATCAGCCTATTCCTGGTGGTTTTCCTACTAGACCACAACAGTATATTCCTCCACCTACTAAAAAACCAATAGCTACTACTGCACAACAAGCCTATCCTGCTTCTATAGAACAGACTGGTCAAGATTATGATGAGATAATGAATCGTTATAGAAGTATGCTGGATAAAGGTCCAGACTCAGAACGTCAAGGGTTAATGCAAAAATATCAAAGTATTCTTTCTGGTGCTTCCAGTGGAGCGACTCCTTATACTCCAAGAACTTTAGCTTATCAGAGAACTCCTGAAGTTTCTGGTGCTCTTGGAACGCTTGGGGAATTAGCAACTACTGGTGGTTATTCTACTGGAGATATATCTAATATTCGAGAAAGAGGAATATCTCCCATTAGGTCAGTTTATGCTAATGCAATGCAAAATCTTAATAGACAACGTTCTCTTCAGGGTGGTTATAGTCCTGGTTATGGTGCCACTACGGCTAGAATGTCGAGAGACTTATCTGAGCAATTAGCTGGAACAACAACTAATGTTAATGCTCAAATTGCTCAAATGGTGGCTCAGGGTAGAATGCAAGCCGCTCCACAATTTGCTCAATTTGCTGAGAGAGAAGCTGGAGCACAAAGAGATATTGACAGAACTAACTTAGAAGCTGAAATGAGAGGAAGAGAATTTGGTGAAAGGACTGGGCTTGAGAGAGGCCAATTAGGATTAGAAGCTATACGCGGCATGGAATCTTTACGTAGTGAGGATACAAGACGACAGATGGCAGCGACAGAAGGTATGCGTGGTTTGTATGGAACTACTCCAGCACTAGCTCAATTATTTGGTCAACAAGCTACACAACAGCAGCAATTACAAGAACAAACGGCAGCTAGGAGACAAGCTGGTGGAGGAATGTTAATTAATGCCTATCAAAGAGGTATGCCAACTGCTTATAGACCTAGCAGGCCAGCATTTGGTTAGGAGAATAATATGGCTTCTTTTCTTGAAAAATTAAGAATGAATAATATTTATCCTCCAGCTACACAGTTTGGTGCTCCTAGAAGGAGTAGTGAGGATGATGTATTTGGTACTTTTATGTCTCAGATAGAGCCAATGATGAGACAGAAAGAACGTGCCCAAGATATAATGTTTCGGGAAGAATCTACAAGAGCAAGAGAATTACCACAGCAAGAAAGATTAAGACAAGAATCTAAACCACCAAATGTAGTTTATCAACCTTCTCTTGGTGATATAGCTAGAGAAATTGCTACTGGTAAACAACTACATGATATAAATTTAGCAGACCCTACTAGTGGATATAGAACAGCTCAACTTAACTTGAGAGCGGCTGAATTAGGAGAAAGAAGAAGAGCATCTGAAGAAAGAATAGGATTTTCATATGAACAGTTAGAAGAAAAGAAACGAGAAGCAAATCAAAGAATTAGCATTGCTGAAAGAGAATTGGGAAGAAAATTAAATGAAAGAGAAAAATTAGAGATAATGCAGACTGGGGCGTTAGCAAGAATTGGTGCAACTGGAGAAGAAGCTAGAAAGACTGCTGATGTAACTGGTAGGCAAGCAATGGAAAGAGTAAGAGCTGGTGGGGAAGAAGCTAGAACTACTGGAACTGCATTAGAAACCCAAAGACAAACTGGAAGGGAATCATTAGAAGATATTCAAGCTAGGCATAAAAGTGAGTTAGAAGCACAAAAAGCTGGTGAACCTAAACTACCAACTCAACAAAGAGCAGATGTTTTGAGGAGAGCAGAAGAAGCTAGAAATACTCATCCAGAGTGGGCCAAGCATATTAAGGTAGTTCCTGGTGGAGGATTTAGTATAACTTCTCCAGGATACATATTTGGTCCAAGTGAAAAGGCGTATGAAGAAATGAGAAAATTCATATATGAAGGTGGCCCCGCTGCTAAATCTGTTGAGACTAAACCTACTACTGAGGTTGCTAAACCAGAAGTTAAGCCAACTACTGATACAGTCAGAATGAGAACTCCAGATGGTAGAGTAGTATCAGTTCCAAAAGGTATGGTTACACAGGCTACACAACGCGGCGCTAGAATGGTGAAATAATGCCTCAAGATTGGTTCTCTCAATTTGAGCCTGAAAAGGACGATTACTTCAAGCAGTTTGAAGCTGAGCCTATTACTAAAGTAGAACCTGAAATTAAACCTGAAATTAAGCCAAAAGTCTTTAGACCTAGACCAGATGAATCAATATTCTCACTTGATTTTGACCCATTATATCATAAGATTTCCGATGTAGCTTCTAAGTTACCAGAGCCACTTCAATGGTGGGGTGGTGCATTAGGTTCTATACCTGCCTATGCTGGTGAAGTATTATCAGGAATTTTAGGTCAACCTGAAACTCCAGCTTTAGGTGCTATTGGAGCAGCAAGAGGAGCATTACCTAAAATTGCTGGTGAGGTTGCCACTCCTGAAGTTACTCCTAGAGCATTACTACCTGAACGTGCTTTATCCTTGCAAGAACCTACATATTATGGTGGTCCCACTGGGGAAGTAGCGGCGGCAAGAACTGGGTATTTAAGAGCACCAAATATTCCAACTGCTGAACAAAAAGAATTAACAATGAGCTTGCTTAGAGAACCTGAAAAGGCTTTTATTAAGCCTGCTACTGAATTTAGAAGAGAAGTTACTAGAAGTCCACAGATTGTCATGCAAGCTAGGAACTTGGAATCTGCCGGCGCCCCAAGTAATCTTGCAAATACTGCTGCTGAAGTTGCATTTAAGAATCCTGAACTATCTCAAGCTATTAATGACCCTTCATTTGTTCAGAGATTTCTCCATAGAGAGACTCCAACCAGTAGATTTGTTGGAAAGATGACTTCATCAATTGATACTGAATTGTCTACTCAACATCCGCAATTAGGAGAATTAGTTAAACAAACTCAAGTAGACTCTCATATTAAGTCAGGAACTTGGATTAGTAGATATGATAATGTCATTGATAAACTTAATGACAAAGAGTTTACCAACTTTGTAGATTCTATTGAAGGAAAAGCTAGGCCAGATAGTGAGAAGATTGCTGAATCAGTTAGGAGATACAAGTTATTAGATTCTGAAATTAGCAATGAAATGACTAATTCTGGTGCTGGATTAAGAAGTAAAGATGGAACAAAACAAGTTCCTTGGCAGCCTAGAGAAAACTACTGGCCTCATATGTATACTGAGGATTTCTTTGATACTCTTAAAAGAGACCCGACTGATATACGAGCTAGATTAACTGAAAAGGGAATGGCTCCAGCTGAAATTGATGCACTCTTAAATAATGCCAAGAGATTCGGAGAAAGATTGATTGATGCACAACATGCTAGAGAAACTAACCTTCCAGGATATAGGGTTGATAAGGATGTATATAGACAACATATAACTGAAATGTCTAGGCGTATTACAGAATCAAATAACTATGGTCCTATGGATTTAGCTGATAATGAAAGTCCACTAATGGATTTGATTAGAAGAACAAAGAATCCAGAATATTCTACTGAGATGATGAAGAAGCTATTAAATAGGGGCCAAGTAGGAGATTATGATTCTATTGATATTTCCCGTAAAGCTACAGCAATGCAGGCTTGGTTACACTTATCTACTTCTGGTATTAGTAATTTGAATACGACTGCAATGATTCCTATTCAGACTAATACTAAATCGTTTGTTAAAGGTTTAACGGATACAATATTTAGGAGTCAAGAATCTGGTGAGTTTGCAAAGGAAAGCGGCGCGTTGCAAAACATTTTCAGGGAAATATTCGCCGCCGCTATAAAAGATTCTAAATTCTCACCCACTAAACTATATGGTCTAGACGAGGGTGAGAAATTCATGAGAACTATTTCATCCTCTGCTGGCCGTTCATACGCTAAGCAATTATTCAATGAAGTAAAGGCTGGCAATGCTAATCCATTAAATCTTAAGAAATTACAAGATTTAACTCTAACTAATCCTACTGAATTAATGAAACAAACTGAATTAAATCCTATGCAAATCAAGCGAGCGGCGTTCAGAACTGCTGAACTAACTCAAGGTTTAGCTGAACCACAGAATATGCCTCAATATTGGACTGGTTCCGGACTTGCTAATCTACTGACTTTATTCCATAAATATCAATTCGCTCAGACTAAGATTATCAAAGATTTAGTCATGTCAAATCCTGTTAGGAGTATTCCAATGTTACTTGGAGCATCACAAATTGCTGGTGAAATGACTGGCGATGCTAAAGCTCTAATTAGAGGATTGGTCAGGACTGGAGTTACTGGTGAAGAAAAGGTTAGTGAGGAAATAGCAGGTAGGCAAGAGTTTATTCAAAAAAGACTTGGAATAGAAGACCCATTAATAGCTAGATTTGCAGAGAATATGGCCCAATCCTTTGCGCTAGGAATATATGCCGATGTAATAGAATCTCTAGCTGGTGGTGGCGGTGAAGTACTTAGAAGTTTAGCTGGAAGTGCATTGAATGATTTAATGAGAGTTGTTGATATTGGTAAAGACGTAGTTAAAGGAGACTTTCAAAAAGCTACTACTAAAGGCACTAGATTTGTTCCATTTATCGGGCCGCCTATTGCTAGAGAAATGCAGGAAGCTGAAAGGGCTAGATAATTTCATTTCTTAGTAGTCCAATCTCCTCTTGATTCTCCTCTGAATAGAGCCTTCCACCATCTTAATTGATACCATTTATATTTCTTCCAAAATGCCCACTGGTGTCCTTTATAAAACTTGTCTTGCAATGAAGTTAATTTCATGTAGTTTATTCTCCTTCCTTGTATGGGTATAGATAATCTTCACTCCAATTTTCTCTGCCATTTCCTTCCGCAATATGACTAAAGTTGGCGTCAATGTTTTCTCTAATTACCATATAAAATTTATTGTTAATTTCCGCAAGGACTTCTACTTTACTCTTAATCCTTCTTAACCAAATAGCTGTAATTGGAATAGCTGTTTTCATGTTTTTCCTCATACTAGAAGTTGATGGGTCTGGTGGATATGTCATTTTCTTATATCCTTCTTCTGAAATTTCAAATTGTTCTGGTTCTAGAAAAGAAAAGTCAATCTCCTGCCCTTTATAATCTTCATCTTTCTTGTCCCCAAATTTTATAATGGAACCATTAGGGAGTTTCCATTCATCATTCATATTAATTTCCTATATTTTGTGAAATAGTGTTATTTGCAGAGGGCAGTTTTCTACGCGTCCAGTATATCTGATAATCCAGATATTACCAATATGGTCTATGAACCACCATTCTCCTCTAGAATGAAACATAAATGGACCTGCTTTGACTCCCAATCTTTTATAGAAGAACATACCAATCCAATTCCGTAATTTATCTCTCCAAGTAATCTTTAGTGGATTCATATTAGTTGTCATACTTTCCTTCCTGCATTTTCCTATCAATTTCTAGTAACTTCCTGTGTAACTCTACTTTTGGAGTAGCTTAGTCTCTATTTTTGAAATCATGGAATTGATATTCTCTGGCCTCCTCCAATAAATTTCCTAAATCAATAATTAAATTGATGTGTCCTTTATCATCTGCCATATTATTCTCCTGTTGTTATTAGATAACAGACTAAACCACTAACTACTCCCCCACTAGCACCTCGCATTTCAAATAACTTCTTTCCATCACATTCATAAAATTTTACGTGTGATGGTAATTTCATAGTTAACATTGATAGAAATACTTGGTCTCTCACATGTAGAGGAAACTCAAATGCATATTTGAATGGTAATCTTGATAATCCAGCTATGTGTAAACATTCTAGTATGTGTGCTATGTGTGGCACTAGTAACTGAAATTCCAGTGGTGAAATAGGCTTTATTTCTGCCCTACCTAAATCTCCACCATTTGGGTCAAAGTTTATTTGGTAGTTCATATTATTCTCCTAATAAAATTCTATTGTATTTGGTGGAGTGCCAGTTTTGGACCCAAATATGAATTTATCAAATACTTTGCCTCTGGATAATGGAAATTCATTATTAGTCACTTGTTTCAAGGGCATACCAGATACCATTAGATATTCATTTCCTTCGCCATCATTTTTTACGTATTCTAATTTATCTAAGTCATAAGTAAAAACTGTTTCACTATTCTTCAGCGTTAACTTGCAGCGCATATCATTCTCCTTTATTTAGCCTATCAATGGCTAATAATTCAATTATTTTAATGAGAGTCTTAGCTAGCTCTTCATTCCTATCCTTAAAAAATTGCTTTGCAACATCTCTAACTCTATCTTCTATTATCTTCTCTAAATAGTTTGTAACTAATACCTCTACTTTAGGGTATATTGATTCATCCAAATATTCTGCTGCGTCTTTTCTAACTTGTTCTAGTATGTACTTATCAAACATATTATTCTCCTATAGCGTGTTGAAGCTTTTTAACTATTTCCTCTTTCATCTCATATATAACATTATCTCCAAACATATAGATGTCGATTAATCCTCCTTGCTGAAGTGTCTCTCCAATCTTGACTAAATCATCTGCGTTCATCACTCCGTGCATTTCTGCTAGTAACTTTCTTGCAGTAATTTTGTGGTCTTGCCGCTTGACCAGAATTTTCAATATCTTCTTTTTTAAAGTGGATAGACTTTCCTCTTCATGTAAAGTAAAAGTTACGTGCCGCGCAGAATTAATTAACTTCTCAGCCATCTCAATTCCAGTCATTATTTCTTTCTGAGTTACTTCCATTGAGATTCCATTTGATAGACTTAGTAGACCCGCGATTTTAAGGGCACTATCTCCAATTCTTTCATGTGTTCCGGTTTTGTCCTCAACATTAGCATTATAAAAGTCATTATACCACGCATTATATGTTACTTTTCCAGCATCACTAATTATCAATGGACCCTTTAACTTCTCGACTAGCTTTAAGTGCTCTAGCAGTTTTTCCTCATCAATCTTATTCTCCATTTCAAACATTAATGAATTAATTCTGTTCTTTTCATTGGCATGGATTACAAATGTTCTACCAAGGAATCCACCTGTTATATCCTTGTCTTCCATAAAACTTTGAAAATGTGCTTCATTTATACCACCTAACATGGTTATAGTCGGACTTTTTAAGGTCTGCTTTCCTGTTCTTATTAATCTAATATCAAATGCTCCTTCATTGTATCGTCTATCATACAGATTTGTCAAAGTCGTAAGGGCTTGTTCACTTCTGACTATTCCACTGGAAAATTCTGATGATACTATGAATCCGCATGAATCCGTTAAAATTGTTTTTCTAGCTTGGTCAGTCTGAACTTCTTTTAAATCTTCTACGATTGCTTCAACTGAACTCCTACCTGAAATTACTCTTGTATTTCCAATCTTCTTTACTAACTCTTTTGCTAGGTTTATTGGTGGGCCTTTCCTAATTCCACTACGTCCAAAAAGTAGGACATATATGTTAAGGTATACCTGAAGGTTTCCACTTCTTTCAACCCATACTCTATCTTTTGCGATGGCGCTTAAGGTGGAAAGACCCGACCAATACCAGAATGGAGTAGGACTTTCATATTCCTTTACTTGTTCCAAAAGCAAGCTTAACCACGACATTATTCTGTCTCATGGTCTATATCAAATTCCCTACTACAAACCACACATAGATATGTTATGATTCTAACTTTCTTTCCCTTGTCTAGTTCAAATGGTTTATATTCACTTACTTTCTCTATTAAATCTTCTCTATCATTTTTGCAAAATGGGCATCTAATCTCCAATTTCTTTCTCCACTTCTGTTAGAAACATTACCAACTCGGAACGTAATCCTACCATTACTGCTTGAAGCCGCTTTTCTAGAGCATATTTTGGAGTAGTGAATACTTGTTTAGTTACTCCATCATATCTCAATTCCAAAGTTACTTTTAGATTTTTAGTCTTTGCATCTAATGAAATCATATTTCATTTCTTTGTCATATATCTATAAAAAGTGCTGTCTTTATCAAATACATTCTTAATATCTTTTATGTGAGTTTCCATTAAACTAGAAAATTCTTCTGGTGATAGACCAGGTCCTGGATTAGATGATTCAATTGGTTCTGGTTCACTAAGAAGTTCTCTAAATACTTTTTCTACTTCTTCTTCGCCAATACAAAAATCATGTTCTCTAAATTTCTTTCTTAATAGTTCTCTAAGTTCTATTAAATCTTGTGGATTCATTTTTGTTCTACCCAATCTTGAATTTTTCTGTTATATATCTTAATTGCTATTGGCTCAGTTATAAATACAACAGCCCTAAATTCATAGAAAATTCCAAAAGCTTTTCTCAATAGAAGAATTTCGGAAGTTCCAGATTCTTCCTCGTGAATAGAAACATATTTATACAATTTCCATCTTTCAAATTCAGCTCCAATCTGCTTATACTCTATACATATTGATTGAATCATGCAGCTATCTCCATTTTCAACTTGCTTAAATCTTTATAGTTTTCACCAATTTCGAGGTCCCAAGGAATTAATAGCTTTCCTCGTGGTAAACTGCACTGACTAAAATCTATTTCTTTTTCCACTATAGATTTAATCTGCGGCGCTAAGTCATCTATTTCCTGTTTGTCAACTTGACACAAGAAAGCATCATGGGATTCTCCTACTATAATAACATGTTTCCTAAATTCTTTTCTTACATCTAGCATGGCCCTTAATGTATTATCTGCAACAGTTGCTTGCGGAATATGAGCGTACATTTCCTTGAATAAATCATCTCCATATCTTTCGTAAAAAATTCTTTTTCTCCCAAAAGGATTCTCCAAAATTCTTTTTCCAGCAATTGCTTGTATTTCAGTATGGAATATCTGCCTAATTTTTGGATTCTTCTCATGCAAAGTATCAAGGATTTTTCCAGCTTTCCACTCACTTATATTAATTGGAATACCATATTTTCTAGCATCAGTATTAATTGTTTCCATTACTTTATGCTTTCCAGCATCATAATTCGTCATGTGCTTTCCAGTTTTACCAATAAATCTCTCAGGAGTTTCATGTCCATGTTTTTGCTTTGAGTGGTCAAACCAAGTACCGCCGAATATATATGAAGCCATTAGAGCATGAACGTCAATTTTATCAAACTGAGATAGTAATTCGGTGTCGTTACAGAGCAGTGCTACGATGCGCGCCTCGGCCTGACTCTGGTCTAAATTAAGAAAGATAAGGCTAGAATCAGGCACATACATCTTTCTAATGTCACTTCCTATATCACCATGCTTAGATAAGGTATGCCACGAAATACCACATTTTTCTGGACGAACGGGTGGTTTCAACATTTGAGTAGAACGGCGGCCAGTTTCAGTACCACATATGAAATAAGACGTTCTCATCCTACCATCGTAATCTGGCCTTGCTAAAATGTAAGTCCCTTTTTGTTTTCTAACGCGCCGCGCTTCTAGGATTATATTCAACGCATGAATATGTTCTGGTTTCTTAGCAGTATTTGCTAATATTGCAGTAAGAACTTCCTCACCAGTTCCTTTTCTTAGTGGCAACCTAAAAACTTCATAGAGAAGTTTGGCTACTTGTTGAGGACTATTGGGATTGACTACTACTCCAGTCAGTTTGTATAGGTCTGACTTAAGTCTCAATTCCCATTGTGTGTATTTCAGAAGTAAATCTGCTCGCGCCTGCTCATCAATAGCTATTCCGTAATTTTCGATATCAAGAAAAAGGCTGTGAGAATTGTGATAGAAGTCATAATAGAAATTATTAAGGTTAAGCTCAGATAAATCTTTATCGAGACCAACTCTAACTTCCTCAGTAACGCAAGCATCACGAGCGTTATAGTAGAACAAGTTAGAAATAGGATGCTTAGAATAATTAAACTCATCACCCTCGTCCTTGTAATAAGGTTCTTCGGTGTATATTGAAGTGTTAAATTCAAGTGATTTTGGGAATTCTGGATTAACACAAGAACTCATTAGGATGGTATCTGCATAGAAATTATTGACCTTAAATCCTAACCTTCTAATCTTATCTTGGTCATACTTGAAATTCTGACCGACTTTCTTAAACCGTTCGTCTCGCAGTAGTTTATCTAGAATCATCCAAATGTTAACCAGTTCAGCTTCTGACATATCTGAAATCTTACAAATATCAGTCTTTCCCCATAGTGGAACTGATATGCCACGCCATGAAGTAAACGCTAAACCTATACAAACTGGAACGCATTTAATTGCTTCAATATCTATACTTAGATATTCTTCTGACCTATGGTCATCTAAAAATCTAGTTAAATCCACAGTTGAAGAGCAGATTTGGAGTAGTCTTTCTGGATACCTAAATTCTCTGAATTGGGACTGTTTAAGTGCTCTTGCTAAGTCAAATTCAATTATATTCTTAATCCAATACTTATTTTCTTCTGAGTCTTTCTGATGAAATAATCCAGCAGGATGGAATGTAGGTATTACTTTGTGTCCCATTCCCAATATTACGGAGCCACGCCACTTCCTAATACTATTAAAAGGCTTATTGCATAATGCCTGTAGTGCTGTGCCACCAAGTGCTATAATAATGTTAGGGTCTAGTGCTGATATTTCATTTCCTAGAAATTCTATTTGCTCATTCCAGTCTTGTCCAATATGTTCACATCTTGATTGTGGAGAATATTTTCTTCCATATTGGTCCTCTGATGGGCCTAGCATATATTTGATAGCATTTGTGAAGTAGACTTCATTTTTATCTATTCCAACAGTATCTAACATTTCATCTAATAGGTGACCTGATGGACCAACAAAACACTTTCCTTCTTCAATTTCTCTTTGTGCCGGCGCTTCTCCAACTACAATTATCTTAGAAGAAACTGAACCCCTACCTGGGACTAATATTTTGTGTCTATCGTCTATCATTGCCTAATTATTAATTTCTTGATTGAGTAAATCTCAGAAGCTTTCGAGGAATAATCCCATTCAACTTCAACATATAAATGTTTGCCTGTTTCATTTTTTATTTCAAATCCCAAGACCTCTGCGTGAGATTTTATAATCCTTATTTCATTTTTTTCCATTGTTGGGTCTAATATTGTTATTCCATTGTCTGGTATTATATTCATTTCTCACCTAACTTTCTTCCACACATTACACACTTATCATTCTTTGGATGATTCTTAGTTCCACAATAGCAGAGCCAAGGTTTATCTATCATTCTAATTCCTCTCTAACTTTCATTATTAGCTTGCCAAGTTTATTTTCTCCATGACCATTACACACTCCCCAATATGTATCATTCCACCAATTACCCTCTATAAGTTCTATACCTTTAGTTCCAAGTAATTTTTGTTTTAATTCCGGATTACTAAATTTCTGTCTTAACAACCCGAACATTATTTCTAGCTTAATTGAGTCCCAGTTAGGTCTTAATCTAATTTTCTTCCCTAACTGCTTAGCTAAATTAGCTGTCTGGCAACTTTTGATTAAATCCCTATACACTGCATCTAAACTCTTTGCAGCTTGATAAGCATGTTCTACACTTCCATATGATATATGGTCCAACCAGATTAACACTGGATAAAAATTGCTTAACCATTCATAATCGTTGGTAAATTGTTCTACTTGCTTCATATCAGTATGAATCCGAAGTAATTAGTCTAACTCTAATCCCATGTTTTTGAGCCTGCTCAATCATATTCTTAGTGCCTTTACTTTGTTCAATGTCGTCGTGAAAAGCAATTACCTCTTGAATTGGTTCATCTGTCTTATGCTCTTGCAACATTTGTCTATTACGAATTGGACCAGCGGCTTTGCCATATTGTTCCCAATCTGCTTTGTACTCCTTAACCTCATAACCTAGCTTATTTGCAATAAATCCGCACATTGAATCAGCGCCGCGCGCTTTACCATGAATTACTACTATATCTCTAGTTGGTGATTTTAATTCTTCTAATACTGAATTAATTGGTTTCCAATCATTCCAGTTCCTATCTCCGCAACATAACACCTTCCATTTAGCCATCATTCCTCACATATCGCAAGGCTTCAGTCCTACTCTTGAATCTTTCCAACGATTGGTCTGAGGTAAGATATTCGGCAAGCATTAAATCTTCACATATCGTGCTAGCACACATTTTTAATAGTTTTGCAGTTTTCCTTATTGACCAATCATTTCGAGTCAATAGGAAATGTCTATGAAAAATGTCCACGTCTACGACACGCGCCGCCCAATGCTTATCTGATTTAATTCTTTTCTTAACTTCCAAAAGATTTAGCAAGTTCTTCCTTAAATTTTTCTTGCGTTCTGGTGTAAGATTCTACTAGTCCACAGTCTATACAGATTTTGATAGTAGTTCTTGTGCCATCTGCGTTTATAAATGGGGCTATATCAGATTGCATCTTGAATATGAAAACGTGCTTGCAGTGTAGTTCTGGATATGATTCTCTACACTTTTGTAATCTATTCTCAGGCATAAAATTACGCCGATATATTTTAACTTAGAAGAGATTTACACGGATTTTCTACCTAACTTTAATCTTTTCCTATACTTTCTATTTCTCTCTGCTTGGCACAATCTACAGTTTTTAGATTTATCTCTATTTACGATTATGTTCTCCATTGTATATTCGTGCCCAAACTTACAATGTGTTTTGGGTGGTAGTTTAGACCTGGGTTTCCTGACTGAAATATCTCCTATGTTGCTTTTTTGAGTTCCTACATATAAATGTTCAGGATTCCAGCAGTGCTTGTTTGGACAAAAAGTTTGATGATTTACCTGCCTTGCTTGGTTTCCCAAATCATACCCTAGAAATAAGAACGCCGATATTCTGTGAACAAGTTCACCAATGCCATCAAAACGGATGTATCCGTAATTTCCTCCACCAATTGAACCTTGCCATAGCCAACATCCACTTTCTGATTTAATGGTTTTAGAATTGAGTCTGTTTAGAATATCGACGTTCATAACAGTAATTTTTAGCTTCTAATCTTGTATTTTGAAACTTGGGTCAGGGGTATCATAATCATCAACCTCGTTCTTCACTCTACCATTGTAAAGTGAGTTAGAAACGTGAACCTTTATGACTTTACCTACCCCATTCGCCAATTCATAATTCTCATCCCATTTTGGTTCATTTCCACCGTTACACGCTCTAACAAATCTAATTCCTCCTATTCCGAGTGCTTTCTCGG